GACCAGGTGTTAGCATTTGCAGCCGTCACCGCAATACTATAAAGATAGAGATTATTTAGGGTTTGATTCCACGTGGCCGCCTCGGTAACTTGGGACAAATCTAAGGCAAGATTGGTTAGGAAGGTAAACGATCCGAAATTATTAGATATCTCGTTCGAGGTTGTGAGGGTCCCTGCGATAGTTTCCACGGCTGAACCTGGAGCCCAGATAGATCCGGGTGTGATTGCGCCGTTAATATTAACCGATTGTGGCACCCAGCCAAGTAAACCCGCGCCCGTGATATCAGTACCACCCCCACCGACAGCCACCGAAATAATCGCGTCACCTGTTGCACCACCAACTAGATCAAATCCACCCGAGCCGACATCAAAGGTAACCGTGGTCCCCGTCCATAATGCGCCGCCGCCCATATTGGATTGAATCGCGCCTTGAATTAATGTCGCGATGTCGGCGTTTGAGGTAACAGCACTAAAATCGAGTCCGCTTAGCGTATACGTAAAGGCACCCATGGTTAGGATAAAAGAGCCGGATGTAATCGCCGTCCAGTTTGTATAGACGCTTCCAGTTTTAGCCGCCGCGTAAATCCGAGGAGCCACAGCAACATTAACCCATCGGGCGAATTGAATCGAGCCCGCTTGCGTTAATGTTTTACTGATAAAGCCAAAGTAGAAAACGGCGCGTTTATATTCTTCAGATGCGGTACCGAAATAAGAGCCGACCGCTTGCGCACTATCAAAAGATATAAAACTTTGAGGAGGCACGAGGTCGTTTGCAGTGAAGAATCGACCCACTAAATCCCGCGTTGGTACTACCGAACCGGCCCCGACTCCAGACGTAACGTCAACGTAACGGGTGATATTTATCGACATAACTTAGTCATCCTTAAACTGGGTAAATACCATATTGGTATGTATCTATAATTGGGGTCGTTGATAATCTATCATTCAAGTATATCAGAGTAAAATCAAAAGACGGTAAAGCTTCAAAATTATCGCGGTCGTCGGTAAAATAAGGATTTGATACCCCTTGTACCCTTAGTATGCCCACTCCCTGCGCGTTTAATATAGATCTAGTGTTATCGCTTTGCATGATACTAGCGACCTCATTAGCGAGATCTGATGCGGTATAACCTGGCGTTTTAACGTTTTGAAGGACCAGAGCTTGCACCCTGAAAGTGGTCTCGTAGTATTGTCGTTCATGATGGACCATCCTACTCGCAATCGGATCCCATTCGTCCGAGCGACCTAGAAAACCATATCGTACATTATGCGTCTTATAAAAATAAACTGTCGGGGCTGTGGGTATGCCCTGCTGCGTGGGTTGATTTGCTTGTTGTACTACCACGGTGCTAAAGCCGTCGGCGATAAGTCCGGCCTGGATGATCGGCAAAAATAGTTGAATTAGGGTGTTATCGGTTTGGCTCAATTTTCATCCGTCCCTAAAAAGTTACCATGACCGAAGTTCTGATAGTCGTTAGTTGCGGGGACGGTACCAAATCCCCAAATCCCTTTTTGTTCGATATCGGGGCCTATGTGAACACACAAAACGCCTTTCCACCCATCGAGCGCATACCAATCGTTAGCGGATTCGACTTGGAATAACTGACCCTCAAAAGCGACTTGGTCGGCTGTTACGTCTCTGTCTAAATCGAGAAGGTCATGCGAGGTGTAGAAAGTGTAATAGTCTTTTTGGAAATCTAGTCCATGTTGCATGTATAGATTACGTGGGACCGGCTGCCAACTTCCATGAATAGTTACGCCCGGTTGATATGTAGTAACGTCTTGGCCCAGATCATTAAGAGCGCGACTAGCAAATTTGTAGTATGTAAGTCCCTGACGGGCTACCATCGTTAACGCCATTCTTAATAAATTTTGTCCGGGTATATTCACTATTCGGACTCCAGGGCACTAGTAACCGCGGCAAACATAATACCGGTATCAATAAGGGGCTTAGTGAGTGTTTTAGTTACTTTTTTCTTAGTTAATTTATGTAATCGATTAGCAATTGTTACAGGAGATAAAGGAGGCGATACCACGGATTCAATTGATTTTCTCACATCCCCGGCTGCGACTTCCCCAATTTCTTTAAGAACCTGAGTTATATCAGTATCGCCTAACACGGCTTTTGTCGCGCCCTTTTCGGCGATACGTAGCCATTTAACGCGATTCTTAGCCACCGCAGGCCCCATAAATGGGCGCGCAGGTATGTGAAGATGTGGAGCGCCATATTCATTTTGTGCGGCTACCGTTGCAATATATTCACCCGTGTCTTCATATCGCTTATTTTCAACCCATCCCACACGCAATACTTTATCGGTATTAAGCGCCGCGATGGCTTTGTCAAGGTTAATCAAAACATCATTGAAAGTACTGATAGCCATACGGGCCCCCGTATCCACGGAATGCGGCTAAAGTAGGACTACCTCCGATATAATACCCACCGGCTGAGTTGACCTGCAGCATGGCCCATAGTTGTTGACCGTAGGGGCTGACCTGCATCCACCACTGCCATTGATTTTTCAATGGGGGTGGGACTGTGGTAACTTGCACCTTATCAATTGTCGCGGCCGTCATTACATAGGGTACTTGTCGCTCTGCGATAAGCCCCGAAATATAGACTAGGTGCGCCGTCATCAAGTTTAGCCCGGCTTGGCGGGCATCACAACATAGTGGCCCAAAGTTCCCCACGTCGCTCATGTAGTAAGTCGCAGTGGTCCAAAAAGCTTGCAATGTAGCCATCGGATAACGATGGAAACTAGAATATGCCGGGCACTGCGCCCGGAAAAGCGCATCGTCATAAGTCAATATCGCGGGGCAAGGGGTTGTCATACCATGCTACCAAAGGCGCGATAGGTATTCTCGGCCCCCTCGACTTTAATATAATCTTTGGGCGTTTTAGGTGCAGATCCGTCGGTGTCGTTCATATCGCGCTTAACGGTCTTTTCTGGGTCTTCTTTGCGTTTCATAACGCGGATAAAACCCTTTTTAATGTGCTTTTGAAAAGTGGGCAAACCCATCAACCATTCCATATCCTCATCACTTTCCACACGGGTAACAACGCCCTCAGGTGTAATAAAATGCTTATTTGCAAGACCATGACCGCCTTGGATTACAAAGCGCTTTTTGATCACATTGTGGTTTTTATTGCAGTTGTTATCGAATTCGACATATTGGATCGAATTCGTATGTGTGGATGTTACATAATGGGTCATGGGGATAGCTCCTTAAATCGACCGTAAGTTATACCGTTTTGGTACTCGGCTGCCAAGGCAAAGTATAGCACCTATACTTAAGCTATCAAAACATCGAGGGCGAGATTATGGACAAGAAAAAAGGGTTTTTAATACACCTGATCCCCTATGTTATCGCTTTCGCTTCGGCATTATCGACCGTAGTACCACACGATAGCGACGATCCGATTGTCCAAACCGTCAAGGTCATTAGTGATATACTCGCGTTAAATGTTGGCCACGATCCTACAATGCCATCTATCCCTACATGCGAGGCCCCGAAATGACAGATCCGTTTACTAAAGCCTATAACGATGCGATCAAGCTTCTTAAAAAGCATGAGAAAGAAACGCAGGCTATTATTTTAGCGTTAGCTTTAGCGGCTGCAGGTGCGGGGGTTGTGGTTATGACTGAATCAGAGCCAGAGCTTTAACTAGACAAAGCTCGCATAAACCAAATCGCATATATTGCTTGTCGATATCGCGCACGTACGGATATTCAAACCACACGGTGAATGGTACGAAATTTGAACATTCAAAACATTTAGAATTAGGTTGATGCGGGGCTTGCAGCTTCCTCACGGATATCTACCTAATAGTAAACGTCGAGCCATATTACTCGCCCGATCATGACCTACCTGGTTTGCCCACAGGCTATCAAGTAACTCATTTGATGCCTTGGTATAGTCTAAGACTTTAAGAGCGGCGATCATGTCGTTAAATTGTAGAAATCTCGACATGCCAATATTAAAAACCAATTCGATTAAGACGCCTTGCCGTACCGGATCTAGTTTAACAAACCATAGATATTGAGAAAGTTGGATTGTTGCGTTGGTGATGTCATTTGAAAGTAGAGTAAATGCCTCATCATGACTTATTCCCACGTCATCGAGATTACGCCCTACGCCGATTGTCATTTTCCCGACCGTGTCGAAGTACGGTTTGAGCTTTAACCCTTCGTGCAATGTAATAATCGCGGAAAGTTGATCCATATCTAACCCTAAAAAGTAAAGCCGTAACGCGCAGGGAAACCACACATTACGGCTTGTCGTGTACCATTACATCTAAAGTCTAACAATACTCAACCAGGGTTTCAACCCCTGTTGGGTATTAGTTAGTTAGATATTAAACCACCTTGTCACTGCCCATGGACGTTTTACCATAATCCCAGCGGTCGCGTTAGTATAGTCTTCTTCATACCCTTTAGTAAGTTGCTGAACTCCAAGTACTTGAAACTTAGCGGGTACTGGTTGAATGAATGTTTTACCGCCGTCGGTGCTCATGTCATCGATCTGATCTGCATACAAGTAAAAAACATTATCCCCTGCGTTAGCGTTGTTCAGCTGAGGAGCTGACACTACGCGAATGCGTGGGTAAGCTTGACGCATCCAATCGCGAACAGAAATACCAAAATCTGAAGTAGTAGCGAGATAATCCACGGCGTCGGTTGCGACAGCTAGGGTTAAGTCGACTTCTTCAGGATCAATGATATCTTGTGATTGAGTGCGCAAGGTTTGCACGGCTGTCAAAATGTCGCGTTGGATTTCTAGGAAAGTTTTAACGCTCCAGGTGTAGCCCGCGATTCCGGTAGCGACTTCTGTATAAGCTAATAAACCAGGATCATTAAGAAAACCGTAGGTATTATTTGCGCCAGCGTTAAAGCCGTAGAAGCCGATCGTGTTACGTTGGATTTCAAGAGACAAAGCGCAAGACTCGCGTTTCATTCCTGAGTCGTTTACAAGCATACGCGCGGCGCGTGCGGCTTCTAGGTTACCAACGCGCATACCTTCCTCGAAACGTATAACGGTCCGGGTGTTGAAGTTGGTATTCCATGAGCTCAAAGGTACGACAGTCTGATCGCCGTAGGGGATAGCCGTGCCGGTCCTTTCTAAAACGCCTTGTACGACTTGCTCGTCTTCCCACGAACCGGTGATCATAATCCCAGTTAAGTCATCGATTTTACGAGCCGCTGTGATTACATAGACGAAGCCGGGTAACCAGTTTTGTAAAAACTGAATGGGCGTACTAACTGACGCGGTCGTGACGGTGGGCTGCAAACTGTCCATCGCATATGAGCTTTTCATCAACTCGCGAACGGTAGCCGTGTCCATCCCAATACCAAGCCTGCGAAGGTCTTGATATCCGGCTACGTCAAAGTTTTCTAGGCGACGAACATTTCTCGCGCCTAAACTAGTAAGAATCTTAGTCGGTGATGCCATGATTTTTATATCCTTATGCGTTTGTAGGTATTGGGTTGATTACAGGGTTAACCTGAATCACAGCAAGAGCCGAACCGGCCACGCCCTGAGTAAATTGGCTAACGATTGCGTTAGCGAAACTATAACCCGTTGTACAAGTAGGACCCGGGGCCATTGTAGCT